CAAGTTTTATTAAAGTCTGTAATTTCGGATGCACACCTTCAAGTCTGTTTAAACTTCTTTGAGATAATACAAATTTCTTTTTTTCTACTGTTTCAACTGTTTCAGTCGTCAAAACAATATTTTCTCCTTCAATTTCAACTCCTGTTATCCTTAAAGTTTTTCCTCCTTCCATAATTTCTGTTCCTATAAGTTCCTTTACATCTCTCATTTCTATTCCACCTTTCCTTTTAATATTTCCATATCTTTTAAATATTTATAAAGTTTGCTTGGATTAAATTGATACCCGACCCTGTCTTTTAACGATTTTAGCTTATAAGTCAAAGTAAATTGTAAAGCGTAATCTATTGCGTTCAGGCAAAACTCACTGCAAAAATATCTGTCGTCATTCTGGACTTTACTCGCATAAAAGAACTGGCCTAAAATTCCTAAGTAGTCGTACCCTTTACCTTGTGCTGTTTTGAAAAATTCTATTACATCTTCGGCTCTAATATTACTGTTTAGTTCATATATATCAAAGTTCTTTTTATATTTAAAAGGTCTTTCTCTAACTCCTCCTGGATTAGATAAAAGCACTTCATTATTATAAACAAATTCACAGTGTGAGTACGTTCCAAGTGTCCACAGGGAAATTAAAAATCCCACTATACCGTGGGGTTTGTGAAATGATATATACAGCTTGTTTTTTTCGAGCATAAATACCTCCTTTTTAATCGTGAGATTAATCGCGAGATTTTAACACGATTAATCTACATATTTTTATAAGCTTTTTCGTATCTGTCTTTAGCGTCATATTCTTTAAGCTCTTTATCTGTTAAATTTTCTAAATTATGTGACAGTAATGTCTCTGTTGTCATTGCCTTAGTTGTGTGCATTTGCATTATGTTTGCCATTTTCATCATGTCCTGCAATGTCAGATTCACGTACTTTTCGCTACCGTCTTTTGTGTAAAATTTCCAGTTTTCAAATTCTGTTTTTTTCATTGCCTGACACATGACAACAATTCTAGTTAAGTTAGACTGGTCTATGCTCCTGTTGTTCTGCAGATATTTAACCCCTCCTACTTCAAACTCAAACGGGGCTGCATCATATTCCAGTCTTAGCTCATAGAGCTCCTTTTTAATCTGTTCTATTTTCAACTTTCTGTCAAAGATTTCCTTCTGAATTTCAATTTTTCCTGCTTTACAGACTAATATATGCCCTTCAGCTTTCATTTTCTCATATTTGTTAAAAGCTTCTTCATTCACTTCAACATAATCAAAATTTTCGACATCGTCTTTTAAAGAGGGCTTTTCATCCATTTTAAAAAATTGCCCTGTTAACTTATCTATCCACAATATAATTTTCATACTACCTCCTATACTCTGACCCATACTTGCATTACTGTTCCTGTATTTGCACCGACAGAATGAATAACCGTCCCACGCAGTTCAATGTGTAGCCCGCCATTATTATGAACAAAAGCATGTCCGCCTTTCACAAAAGTAACAGTTCCCCTCATGCTGTCACTCCCAACTTTGTAGTAGATGACTATTTCATTCCAGTTCGCGGGAACAGCCGCAATACTTCCACCAGGAGCTATATAATTGTTGCTGTTGTAAACATTTGACCAGTTAAATCTCCCATTTGCGTTAACTGCATAATTCCATGTTTCAGTTATTCTAGCATGTGCATGTTGAATGTTGCTGTCCCTTGATGCCATATCAAAATTATCCATGATTTCACACCAATTTCCTCCATTCCGATTTGGAACTTTATAATAAGCACGCCCTCCGTTCGTGTGGAATGATCCAACATAATTCCCTGTATCACCATACATATGTGCTTGCGAAGGCATCCATGTCTCACTTTTATTTGCCCTTAAAACCCAATCAACATTATTGGAACTTCTGTACCCTTTTGAAAACGGAATATATGGCGACAAATCAGGTTTTGGTGCAATCTCTTTAATTTTTGCATATGTTATTATTCCTGCCTTATTTTCTTCCGCTAAATCAGTGTATTTTACTCTGTTTTCCAGTTCATCGTTTATTATTTTGTTGTCCTCAACAAAATCTATCCGTTTCGGATACTCACTCCCTATCCATTGATTAAGACCCAGTGTTGTTTTTTTCTGTGCTGGCATTTTTTACCTCCTACTCCTTATATTTTTCTCTATCATCCCAATTTAAATTCAAGCCGTCCCACATGTCCCAAGTTTTATTGTATCTGTCAAACTCGTCCCAAGTCATGTAGCTGTATATAAACTTAAACCCTAAATGTGCTGGCTTTACCCTTTCAATTGCTTCGATAAAGCCTTCCATATTTGCTGGGATTCCATAAATCCCTATAAATTTTATATAAAAGAAATATTCATTATTTACTTCTATGACTTCGCATTTTCCACCACTAAAAACTTCTGCCATTGTTTCCAGCATTTTTATTGTCGTTGTTTTTCCAGCTTGCATTTTTGCTATTATATTTTCTCTTCTGGCTTCATCTGATAAAGATATGTCAGTTGTTATATCAAATATCTGTTCCCAATTTTCAAGACTCCAAGTTGAGCTTTGCACGAATTTCTGCCTTAAAATGCCTTTCAGAAATTCTTCTTCATCTACAACATCTTCTATAGCCTTCTGTAGATTCACAATTTCTTCAACTTTTCTATAATACTTTGGCATGTATTTTATTAATTTCTCCATTACATCACCTCAATTTTAGCTGTTCCAAAAGTAGGCACATCCTCTGCTCCTAGAGTTATATTTGTAGTCCCATTATTCATTTTAAAATCAAGATAATCCTTTACTCCAGTCACATTTAAAAGTATATTCCCAAGCTTTGCATAGCTGAGATAATCATCTTTAAAAGCTGATTTTCTGAAGTATTCTATTACTTTCTTTTTAAATTCCTCATTTACTTTTTCAATCGTTGTTTCTGTTCCAATACTTACTTTCCCAGTGAAATTAATTATTTTAGAAATTGCAGCATTATAAGTAACAGTTGCACCGATTGGCCTTTGTTCTTCCACATAATCTTGTACATTTTTTAAAAGTTGTGTTCCTGGAGCTAGTCCGTTAACGTCCATTAACACTAGTTTTACAGTGCCATTTCCATTCCATAATGGAAACACTTTCACTCCACCTATTCCTGGAACGGCCAAGCACCATTGCCTGTAATGATAAATATTACCTGATGTTGCTGGCTCTCTGACTTTAATAAAATATCTTGTCCTCAGTTCTTCGTCAGTTTCTGCATCGTATCCTTCCTTAAATTCTTTTAAATTTGTCACTTTAGTAAGTCCCTGAATTGTGACTGGAAAATACTTTATCGCTCCAATTCCTACATTACATCCACTTCCTTTGTCAACTGATCTAGCAGGCACAATTACTTTTTTTGTAGCATCTATAACTTTCTTTTCAGTTGTTTCAAAAATAAAAGTATCACTGCTTATTTTTGTTCCGACTTCAACAACTGTTCCTGCTTCTCCTTCAATTTGAACTTCTCCAACAGAATTTACTGCTTCTCTCCTTGAAAGTCCTACTGTTGCCGCAATCTTTTCAAGAAAAATTCCTTCTGATGTATCTGCAAATCCCATTTTATGCACATAATCTACAATATCTCTAAAATTGCTAAATTCAATTGAAATAGGTGCCAGATTGTCATAAAATAACCCTCCTTCCGTTTTGTCATAATCAGAAGGCAAATTATTCAACATGCTATTCAATATTTCTTCTGCTGTTTTCTTAATAATTACCGTCAACTTAAAAACGCCTCCCATTCAAATGATTCATAATTATCCAATATTACTCTAAATTTTGTTTTTAAACTGTTCCTTTCCATTATTGCTTCAAAGTCTTCAATCTCTAAAATTCTTGGATGTTTTTTCATTTCCTCTTCGATTTCCCTTTCAAGTTCTGCATATAAAAAAGGAGTAGGGAATCTCTTGCCTAGTAGCATTTCTTTATACCCTAATCCATACGTTTTATATATTTTATATTTGTATTTTTCAGTTAATAATTTCTTTTCAATCCACATCCTTATACTTCTGATGTCATCTGTTTTTATTAGCCTTCCATCCTTTTTAAGCATTTTCCCTTCAGTAAAATCAATCAGAAATGTTTTCCCAAGTGATGATTCTTTTTCCAGTTTTTCTATTTCATTTTCGCCAATAAATTTAATATTCGGAAACATTTACATCACTCCTTATTTTCTATGACATCACATATAAAATACATCTGTTCGCTTGTTGTCGGAATCACATACACTTTCTGTCCTTCTTCAAGCTGATAAGTTACTTCAAAATCAAATTCCACATCCACATCAGACCATTTCAATTCATCTGTTGTCTGCATCGTACCATTCAATTTGATTGTTCCTAAATTACTTCCTTTTAATTTCCCTGTTCCTTTTGCTTTATAGTGCTTTGTTGTAAGCCCTCGGCTCACATATATCTGTTCAGGCTCTAATATTATTAAACCTTCCTTGATTTTAACTCTTAGAGGGCTTATGGAAATCACGATGCCTTCAAGTACTCCCATTGGCATAATATTATCTCTATCTTTAAATGCTTTGGCAAATTCATTTTCCCAACTCATTTCTTTGCTCCTTTTTTATTTTTTTTACTATTTTTATTACTTGCTTTTTCAGTTTTCCCTTGTTCTTTAGATTGTTCTTTTTCATAAGTTTCTGTTGCATCTTCTATTTCATTTTCA